CCAAACAAGATTTATATTTTGCATTAATATCGTTTAATTGTTGTTTTAAGTCTTGGTTTTCCTTTCGTAATTTTACCACAAAAGAAAGTTGGTTTAAAATTTTTAAATTTTGAGATATGTCATCATTTTTATTAGCTACTTTGTCAAATACTTTAGTTAAGTGTTGTGATATAATTGTAGTAATTTCTGCAACAGCATTATCTACATTCATTCTTGGATTCTCATATTCAGTAATATTTTCCATTTTATAACAATATTAAAATAAATGTTTAATACGATTTAGAAAAATGTTATATTTTATTATTAAATGAGCGAAGATAAAAAAGATGTAAGTGGTAGTGATCTGAAGGTCGTGGATATAAGTGACGAGGAACTTATAAAACAACGTGCGGAAGCAATGGAAAAGCAAATGGCAGCTAGAAGACAGGCTATGATTGAACTTATAGTGCGGCAAACAGATTATACAGAGGAAATGGCAATAATAAAATTAGAATACTGGAAGAATAATTATTTACATGTAATTAAAGAGTATATGAATCCCAATTTTCAAGATAAAGAAAAGGCTCCAGAACCATCATCAACCAAGAATCAAATGATCTATGGAGAAATAAGAACTTTTATGGATGATGTGAATAAACAACAACTCCAACGAAAACGTCGCGCTGAACAAGTTGAGCAAAAAAAAGCAGCGTATGTGGCTTATATGAATAAATTACAAAAAGAAGTGAAGGAAAATAATTAAATTTAACACTATGATATTAAATTTAATTACTTAATCCAAAATTATTGGAAAGACTATATAATTTGCTGTTGCTTGCGTGTTTTCGCTTTAATCGGTATTTGGGGTGTTTTCGAGTATTATTACTTAAAAGATCATCAAATATATTTGGAAGTTCGTTATTTTCTTCATACAATTCTGGCAAAATCTTTGTCAAGGGTTTTTCAACTACTAATAGTAATCTATCTTTGCTTAGTAATTTACGATATTCTTGTATAGTGAGATTTCCATAATACTTATCTAGAGTATAATAAGGGTTGGGTGCTGGTTTAATATTCTTTTCATAATTATAGATTTTGCTATAAATATTATTTAATAAAGCATATCTCTCCCAAAGAACAGAACAATCAATGGGTTCTGTTTTCAAATAAGCGACGGCACATTCGGGACTGCAAAAACATCCATAAACTTCAATAATATTATTCCTTTCTTGTTTTGGTATAAAAACAGGTGGGTTATCAAATGAACAAGTGCACCAAAAACAATGAGACCGTTTATCTGATACTTCATTAAAATGCAGTTTTAGTTTTAAAATTCTTAATTTTTCCCATATTTCTTTAATATCCGTATCACCATTATCTTCACAAGGTATAGAATTGGTTGCTGTAGGTTCAACATATGAAATATTATTGTATTGTTCATAATTAATAGAGTTTTGTTTATGATTAGTAACAGTATACGATTTGATATTATTTTGATTAAATTCAGATACGCTGTTATGATCTTGTTTTTGTAGGTCTTTGCTAGAACATTTTAATTGTAATATAATATTGGGTTTTTTAAGTTCGTCTGGGTTAATTTTTTCATTGATTTTTTTAATGATCTTTCCGCCTTTAGGTTTTCTGCCGCGTTTTTTATGTACTTTCTTGGGCTCGTCAACTGGAGTAGTTTTAGTTTTTTTAGGTTTCCTTCCACGTTTTTTAGGGGGCATTTTATACACAAAAAAAGTATTTGAATTTAAGTAGTTTTTTTATATCTTTTGATGACATAATTATAACTTGTGACATTCTCTACATACGGGAATATAATTATTAGTTCCTATAAGTTTTTGTGTGGTTACCGTGTGCCCTCCCGTCGATAATCTTTTTGTAAACGCTGCCTTTTTACCATTTCTGCATATAGCACATAGAGCTTGTTTTTTAATAACTTCGTCGGCGATAGGTATAATATCGAGAACATATCCAAATTTTTTCATTTGAAAATCTCCATCAAGTCCACAGACATAAACAAATTTATTCATAGAAAGTAATATTTCAACCGTTTCTTGTAAGTCTTCGAAAAACTGTGCTTCATCAATAACAATACATTTGAATTTATGAAGGTCTTTATAGTTCAATAAGTCGACTAATTGATTAAATCGTTTACAAGGTATCATCGTTTTATCATGAGTTGATAATTTTTGATCATGATATCTTTTGTCTTCTTCATAATTTATAACTAAAGTAGAAATCTGTGCTATACAATTGTGTTTATAAATATTAATAACTTCTGTACTTTTCCCACACCACATGGGACCAATTATCACTTTAAGGTATGCGGTAGGTTGACTCATTATTATTGGTTTTATAATATTAGCCATTTAGTATATCAATTTATTTATTCTTATATTAAATATAAATTATAATATTTAATCATATGAATACATTCTCTCCCTGGGTTGAAAAATATAGACCAAATTCACTTAGTGATGTGGTGTTAGATGATACCAATAAGCAAATTTTAAATAATATATTAACCAAGAATTATTTTCCAAATTTATTATTTTATGGTCCACCCGGGACCGGCAAAACGACTACTATTATTAATTTAATTAATGCATATCAACAAAAATATAATCAAACAAACAAGGGCTTTAAAATACATTTAAATGCGTCTGATGATAGAGGTATTGAGATTATTAGAAATCAAATCTATCAATTTGTACATACTAAAACGTTATTTGGTAAGGGTTTAAAATTTGTTATATTAGACGAGGTTGATTATATGACTAAAAATGCTCAACAAGCTTTACGGTATTTGATACAAAAATATTCTGTAAATGTTCGTTTTTGTTTAATCTGCAATTATATTAGTCGTATTGATACTGCTTTGCAAAATGAATTTATTCGTTTAAGATTCTGCCAATTACCATCTAAAGATATATCTAGATTTTTAAAGAAAATCATAAATAAAGAACAATTGAAAATTAATGATATTCAATTATATTCAATTCAAAATTCATTTAAATCCGACATTCGTAGTATGATAAATTATATTCAAGCGAATCATAAACAATTCGCAACATCCACATCATATACACATATAACCACTGATATATGGGAATCTATAATAAATAAACTCAAAAATGATGATGCTAAAGATATTATACACTATTTAAATGAAATTAGTGTAAAATATAATGTGGAAAGCGTTGATCTTTTACAAGACTTTATAAATTATTTGATAAAAACGAAACCATATGTCTTAATACCAAAATGGATTTCTGTATTTAAATTTATAATACATAGTGAAATTACAAATGCTAATTATTTAATTCCTTATGCTATTTATAATTTGAAAGAACTATATAAATTATTATAATAAGCCTTCATGCGCATCTCTAATCTATTGCAAAATAAATTAGGGGACGGTTGCTCGGGATAAAATTGGTTTCTTTTTAGACAATACTCATTTTGAATACTGTCTAATAATTTTGTTTTTTTCTTACGATTTTTCTTACGGCAAATATCATTTGACAAAACGGGGCGTTTTTGACATTGTTCCATTTTATTAATACCTAGAAAATAAATTGAATTAAGAGTTAACTTAAAGAGATTAGTTTTAAAATAATAATGCTAAGTGCTGATCAAGAATGGGAAAATTTCTTAAATGGTGATACACTACAAGATTCAAAGAATGAGATTATATATGGTAATAAAACTTTTATTCCTAAAGTAACGAAAATTTATATCTCAACACAGACAAAAATAGGTCATTTAAACCAAGAAATAGATTTAAAAAGTGTATTTTGGGATATTCCGGTTATTCCATATCAAAGTGCTCGTAGCGGTGTTATTAAAAAACAAATAAAATTAAGTTGTGATACTAAAACTGAGAGTGCACAACTTGATGAAAAAATCAAATATACTGATATGATTGTAATAAATACTATTAAATTTATTGATAATCCCACAGCCCGTAAAATTAAATACAAAGATGTAAGAAAAATAAATGTTGGTATAGCCAAAAAAGATCTTACCAGTTACAGAACCAAAGTAAAAGGGGCATTTTATAATTGTTTTGTAGTAATCATGCGTATCCCGTATAATGGGATATTTAAGGAAGTACATATTAAAGTATTTAATACTGGAAAACTTGAAATTCCAGGTATTCAATCAGACGACTTTCTATTTCTAGCTTTAGATGCCTTAATTGCAATGTTAAACCCGTTATGTTTAAAGCCGCTTGCATATAACAAGGATGACATTAATACAGTTCTAATAAATTCGAATTTTACTTGTAACTATTACATAGACAGGGATAAATTATCTAGCGTGTTAAAATACAAATACCATCTTCATGTAAATTATGATCCTTGTTCGTATCCAGGAATTCAAGTAAAATTTTATTACAATTCGATGAAAAATTTACAAAACGGAGTTTGTTCGTGTGAAAAACGTTGCAGTAAAAAAGGCAGTGGCAAAGGAGCAAATCAATGTTTGGAAATTTCTTTCATGGTATTTAGGACAGGAAGTGTGTTAATTGTTGGTCATTGTTCTATTCCTATCTTACATATAGTCTATAACTTCTTAAAAACTATATTGGAGGAAGACTTTAAAGATTTTCGAATAGAAACTGTGAAACCGCTTAAAAAAGCAGAAAAGAAAAAAAAGAGGAGAAAGAAAATAATTATAATGGATGTAGAATCCAGTTAATATATCTTAAAGCAGACATTTCTTCCAAATTACTAATAGATGTATTATTATACAATTTTTCTTTCAATAATATTTTAACACCTGGTATTTCATTCTCTTTATATTTTCGAAGTTTTTTAATAAAAATTTCACAAATATTGCTATATTTAATGGTGTCTATATCGTAGGTTTGAAAAATTCGAAAAACAAATAAACACAATTCCGTTTTGATATCAGTTAAAAAGTAATTATTTTTATTAAATAATTTATCTGTTATTGAGGTTGCGCGGTCAATAGCAAAATGTATGATACTTTCCTTTTTAGAATATTTTAATCTCTCTTTTTGTAATAAATGAAACAGTGTCGCGTTAAATAATACAATAATATTAGAAATACTATTCAAAAATTGTTTATCATTTTTAGATTGAATAAAATTTTTTCTGTAGACATTATTAATATCATATATTGTCTTCTTATACACAAATAAAGTAGCGTCTTTAGAATTCAATTGTAAATATGAATGGTGTACTGATAC